GATGATGGCTTCATCCACATGCTGCCGGGCACGGATAATCGTGCTGCGGCGCTCTTCCTCGCGGTAGGACTCGACCACCACGGATTGCGGGGCATCGGCAAACCACAGGAAGGTGCGGCCGAATACCGGCTCGCGCAGGCGGTCACCACCCGTCGAACGGCGAATCAGATGGACGTTTTCATCATCCATCAGATCAGCCAGGGTGAATGACTGCCCCTTTTTGGTACTATCGCGCTGACCGCTGGATACCAGCACATCCAGGCCAAGATACTGACTCAGAATGCGGCGCTGAACCTCCTCCGAGCCCATCTCGATGGGATTGGTGTACTTGAGGGCTTCTTTCAGCTCGCTGGTATTGAGCACATTGCGGAAGACCTTGTAACCCATCGCCACGGCATTCGGCAGGATGCCATAGGCCGCCCGCATGGCCTCGCGCGCCGTCTCGATATTGGCGCGGGGGGTGGCAGTAGTGGCCTTGTTCCATTCCGTGGTGACGTTGCCCGTGATGGCATTGGCTTCCAGGGCGGCAATGACGCGCTTCTCGTGACCGCGCAGGATGGTGTCCACGCAAATCTCGGTGGCGATCATCTCGGCATCGAAATAGCGGCGATAGAGGGCGGCTTCCACATCGTCAACCGGCTCCTCCCAACCGTATTCCTCGGCCTTGTAGGTGCCGGTCTCGAATTCCCAATCACCACGGTTATAGGTGCCACGCGGCGCGCGCTTGGTGTCCTTGTCCTTGAGCAGGGCTTCAATGGGGATCTTCGGATAATCCGCCGATTGCTCGGGGACTTCAAAGATTGGCATGATGTCCAGACCGATGAAGCCGCGGTTGGGGCCATCGATCAGGTATTCATAGGCCAGCGTACCGAGGTCAGGCCGCTGGAGTGTCGTAGCAGAGGTAGGACGGGGCATTAGAGGTTACTCCTTAAGCGGCCAGAATTTTGCGGGTGTATTCGACCCAAGCGCCATAGATGTAGATTTTGTCGCCGTCGTTTCCGCCGGCGGCGGTGAGGACTACCGAGAGGGTTCCGGGTGCGGCCAGGACCCCATCGGCGCCGCAGGTGAAGACCAGCTCGGTGACAGCCGCAACGATGGTTTGGGCGGCGGTGTCCTGAATATCGGCGTTGGCGACATCGCCTGCTTTGCAGGGGTAAACCTCGCAATCCAGGGTCAGGGTGTCGTTGTCGGCGTCTTTGCCGGCCAGGACGTGGACGGTGACAGCGGCGGCATTGTCGAGATCCTGAGAAACCGGGACGGTGAAGCCTAAGGCCAGCCCTGCGCCGTTGACCGGGACCATGATCACCGTCTCTTTATCGGCGAGCTGGGCGAATCCGGTGGCGGCGGCGGCCTGCTTGGTCAGGGCGGTGCCGTCTTCGAGGGTGATCGCGGCCAGCGGCACCGGGATGGTGGCCTGGGCCGTCAACAGACCCTGATAGATTTCCGCCAGGGATGTCTCGACCGTTACGGTGTCAGTAAAGGTGCCGGTATCCGCGACGCTGACCGTGGCGGCGGTGGTGCTGATCACGTTGTAGGGCACCATTTCGATCACATCGTCGCCGCCGGTGCAGGCTTCCATGGCCTGGCCGATAGCGGAGCCGCTGGAGGCATCGCTGACTTTGCCGGCGGCGGCGCCGTAGAGGATGGCGCCGACGGCGAAAGTCTTGGCGGAGACCACTTCCTGGGTGCCGGGATAGGTGCGCAGACGTACCGCTACCGGATCGCCAGAGGCGACGGCGCACTCGGTGATGCCGATGTGCTGCTCGCCGACGCCGGCCACCTCCACCTGCACCGGCACGGTGGCGGAAGCGTTCGTCAGCTTGACGCGGATATTGGCGCCGAGGGCGCCGTTGGCGGTGTAGGTCCGCAAACCAGAATTTTCAGACATGATGGGCTCCTTAAGCGGCGCGGCCGTTGATGCGGCTCAGATATTGGGTATGCAGGTCCGGGTGGCTCTGAGCGACGGCGCGGATGGCGGCACCGCGGCTCTTGCCGGTGGCCATGACGGCAGCGACTTCGGTCTCGAAAGTCGCCTGCTGGCCGCCGGTGTCCGGCGCGTGGCGCAGCTCGGCGCCCCCTTGCTGAGCCCATGCCTCGATCAGCGCGGCGCGGGCCTGCTCCAGGCTGGCGCCCTCGGCAATCATGGCCGGGGCCAGATCGGCACGGCGGACGCGGCTGCACAGGTCGGTAATGGCGGTGACGCGCGCGCGCTCGGTGGCGGTGGCTTGGGCCGTGGCCTGGCTTTCACGCTGCTGAATCTGCTCCTCGGTGAGAGGGACAGGGCTGTTTTCGGGCGGGGTTGCCGGCCCGGGGATATGGTCGTCTAACATATCAAAACCTCGGATGGTTACCGGGAACTCCGGCGGGGTACCGTCCCGGCGCAACTGAGCACCGGCATCGGCGGGAACGGGGACAATCGACAGCTCCAGCGGCTCGAATTTCGTCACGCGCACCAGGTCGGGCTCGCCCTTGCGCTCGGCCTTCTGGCGCTCCATGCCGTGGATGGCATAGCCAATCGACACATTGCGCAGGATGCCGGCGGCGATGTCGGCGCGAATGCCAGCGACCTCGGGGCGGTCGGACAGGCGAATCTCGGCATGGCCATGGCCGCCATCGACCCAGGCGCGTTCGACCACGCCAATCACATTAGCCAGGCCGTAGCTCATGTGGGAATTCAGCACCGGGGCGCCGTTATTGAAGCGGGACAGATCGGCGCCGGCCAGGTCCAGCTCTTCGAGGAAGGATTCGCCCTGCCACCAGTCGTAGCGGCGGACCTGGGCACCGGTGCTCCAGACCACCTCCAGGCTGGTGCCGGCGGCGGCTTCGCTCGGGCGCTCAATACGCGCCAGGCGCGTTTGCAGGGGCAAAGTGTGGGTCATGGCGCGGGGTCCTCTTGATCATTCGGGGGCGTGGCCGCCACAGCGGAAGGCCCGGTTTCTGGGTGGCGGGCGTCGGAGTCGAAGGCGATGCCCAGCTTGTCCAGTTCGGCGAGATAGGCGGCGTGCTCGGTGGCCAGCACTAGCGGGTCGAAGCCCTGGGCGCGGATGGCTTGCGGCAGGGACATAAAGCCGGAGCGCACCGCCTCGCGCAGGGCGGGGATCTCGCGGGCCGGGTCGACCACCTGGCGGGCGGGCGCCGTCCACAGCGGCTGCTCGGGGCGGCCGTTGAAGCCGCCGATGGCCTCGGCGTCTAGATACCAGGCGACCAGGGGCACCAGGAATTGCGGCGCCAGCAGCTGCCAGCGCCACGTTTCGATATTCCGGCTGAATTCCTGGAAGCCCATGCGGGCGGAGCTGAAGTTGACCGCGGACAGATCGCCGGTGAGGGTGTCGTAGGGGATGCCGTAATCGCTGGCGACCGCGCGCAGGATGCCCTTGGTAAAGGACTCGTCATCCTCGGGCTGCGGCGGGCTGGCGAATTCGATATCCCAGCCGGGCGGCAGGTCTTCGACGGCGCCGGGCTCCAGCTTGTCGAGCAGGACGTAATCATCGCGCGAGTCCTGGCCATCGATCAGCGACGGGTCCGGGATGCGGCGGAAGCCCATGTAACAGGCGGCCAGGCGTTGGCGCTCCAACTGCGCATCCTGATAGTCATCGAGCATGCGCAGGCGGTTAATACTGCCGGTACCCCAGGGCACGCCGCGCACCTGGCCGGGGCGGTCGCCACGGAAGATATGCAGAATGTCGCTGGCGGCATAAAAGCTGGAGGTGCGGCCGGCGCGGTAGCTTTCGCCCGGGTGGGAATTGAACAGCCAGTAACCGACGCGGCGGCCGAGGGCGTCGAACTGGATGCCCTGGTCGATATAGCCATCGGCCAATTCGGCGCGGCGGGAGGAGTCGAGAAAATCGCATTCCAGGATTTGGATATGCAGCGGGATGGGGCCGGCCTCGGCCCGGCGCGGGCGGCGGCGCACCAGGACCTCGCCGGATTCGACCACGGCGCGGGTGATGAGGGCCTGCAACCCGTAGCCATCGAGGCGGCCGTCGGCATCGCAGGCGGTGGACTCCCACCAGGCGGACCAGCGCGCTTGACGGCGGGCGCTGCTCCATTGGGCGCGCAGGCCGGACCCGACCCAGTTGGTGACGATGCTTTGAATGGCGCGGCGGGCCCAGGGATTGTTACGGGCGAGGTCGCGGTGGCGGTCCCGCAGCGTGACCAGGGCGCCCGCGATCTCGAGGTTGGGGCCGGTTGAGCTGGTGCGCCAGTTGCTGGTGCGGCGCGAGCGGGCGGCGCCGTCATAGCCGCGGCGGGCGGGGATCAGGGGGCGGCCATCGGCGCCGAGGATGAGGCTAGTAGCCACGGCCATGCTCGGGGTAGCGGCGGGTGGCGCGGCCAGCGGAGCCGCTGGCGAGCACGTCCTGACGCGCCATCTTGATGGCGTTCATCAGTTGATCCAGCGATTGGTACTGGATGCGGCGGTCGCCAATCTGCACCGCAAGCTGCCCGGAGGCGGCGGCGGTT